GTTGAGGATTGCGACGTCCGTCGCCGCGGAGGAGAGCTCCACATCACGCTCCCAGACGGGACGGTTCTCAAGTTCCCAGATCCACGAAAGTAAAGCCATGACTTCAAAAGATAAAAAGAAGCTTAAGTCCATTGGTAGACGCCTGACTGCGTACACTCAGCAGGGTTACAGTTCATGGAACACTGAGGTGTTTGTGCTCTTGTACGTGCTAGATAAGAGCAATTTTCAAGGACTCTACCGAGGTCACACGCATACGTGTTTCAGGATAGCGGCTAGTCGTTTGGAGTCTTTAGCTTCTCGGCTCTCAGAAAATCAGCTACTCCGAGCAGCGCACTTGCTTTGCGATGCGGCGTGGCGTGGCGACATAGACTACTGTCGTAGAGCAAACGGGCACTAATGAGCAGTGAGCAGTTATCATTCATTCCCTGTCCGCGGTGGATCACTCCTCTTTGCGGTCCACGAGAGGACCTCGCAACTCCGGTCATAGTGTGGCCTGAGAAGCACGAACTCGTTCACGTTCTTGGGAGTCCGTACTCCCTGGACGCAAAGGACGAGAGCCCAAACGTGCGACGAAGGTTGCGTTATTTCTTTGAAGAACTTGCGGTCTTGTGCAAAGGGGTTGCTATGGACGTTCGTGGAGTCCTGACGATCTACGTTCTAGATCCGGATCCAATAGTGGAGCAGATTGTCCGCACCCAAGAAATAAGCCGAGAACTTGTCGACTACGTGCGGACCGCATACGAGTCGGCCGCAATGCAGCTCCAACCCACGTGGAAGGTCTGGAGTGCAACTCCTGACGTTCAGCAGGTGGACTTATCTATCACGAACAAAGGAGTCAAGGAAAGTGCTTGGACTCGTGCCCCATTGCATTGGGGAGCTCCGGTCCTTTATCCAAGTTCTAAATAAAGTAAGATGAAAGCAGATAGCAAATGGTAACGAGACGTCAGATATTGATCGCAGTTAGATCTTTTCAATCTTGGGTTTCGGCGGAACAAGTGTTTGAGGCGCTTCCTGTAGCTTCGAGATCTACTGTAGCAGCGACGCAGGATATACTTGATCGGATGGTACGGGATAGAGTCCTCACGACGGACAGGCCCGTCCCACCGATGCGGTACTGCGTCCGTCCGCCAAAACAGAGACCGTCCGCCCCTTTGGAGCTTACGTATCCTGGACTTGCTGCATTGGAGAGCGCGGGGCTAGGGTCTGGGTTCCTTCTGGGCACGGCCATCAGCCTTGCAACGTCCAAGTTCCTCGCTTCGAAGGAAGCTAGGATCTTCCAACTCCTCTCCCGTTGGGTAGAGCGTGCAAAAGTTGGATTGGAGCCGCCTGTCTCAGACGCGGTGATGAAGATTTTATTGGATCTTCAGAGCAAGACTCTGCATCTTGGGATCCGTGCTGAGATCGACAGGATCCGCGAGGTATACGAGGGGCGTTTCCCTATGCCCGTCGCTCCTGTTCTGCGTTATGACGCGGTGGAGTTTGCCCGGCATGTCACGACGGCCGTCAACGAGAACAACGCAAGTTTTATCCCTTCTTGGATCTTTCAGCACACGCCGGGAATAGAAGAACAGGTGCTGGCGCTCTTCACCGCTTGTCGTGGATCTTTGGAGTTCAGCAAACGGTTCCTCGTCCGTTGCGCGGTCCATGTAGCGCACACGGAACTCCGGATGAAGCAGCACGTGATCGCAGCCAACCTTCTGCTCCGTGTCGAGAATGTTCGTGCGATCTTGGATGACCTTGGATCTGGTGGATCCCTTTGTGATCGTGGAGACGCAAGAGACCATCAGATGCGCATCGTTGGAGCGCTCCGCCCTCTCGCTTACACCGAGCCCGCAATAGACCTCGTTTGTACTTTACGAGCCGTGCACGCGTTACAAGGCAACTTAACTCATAGTGCTCGTTATATCGGAATAACTAGAGCCGCTCTGGACCGCTTGATTTCTCGTTACGGTCTAGAGCGGCTTCGCGGTGGTGTTTACGGGGATTGTCTGCTTTAGGCGCAAGCAAGCACTTGCTGGGCGCTACAGAGGGCGGACAGCTTTGCGCTTCGCAGCCAGCTCAGCTGGACGGGTTGTCCGTTCAGCGGCAGCGCTTGCGCGTGCTTAGGCCACGCAGAGCAGCCAAGCAGAGGGTCCACGACGTACTCGTTTGCAAATACGTCGCGAAAAACCTGGACACCAGAGTTGGGGTCCGAAACAAGTCGCAGAGCGACGGTCAGAGTCCGTTGACCGTCCCAAAGGTCAATGACGTGGGTTGCTCGGAAGATGTTCATAACTTGATTATGCACACGATCCCAAGCAACGCAAGGTCAAGTCGGAAGATTCTTGATAGCGCTTTGTGGCGGAGCGCTTGTTTTTAGAACTGCGAACTTGACAGTCGTGTCAACGAACACTAAATTGATCTCTTGTACCGATGGATCCACATTCTGCGTTCTCGGTGTGCTTAGATCTGGTCTCATCTTGGCGGCAAACTGAAGCGGGTTTACCCCGTTCCAGCGCGCGGTGACTTCGTAGCAGAGCCCCGTTGGCTCCATGTAGACAAGGTCGCCGACGTAGATCTCGGAGACAGGAAGCCACCAGATATGATAGACTCCGGAATCTCTGGAAGATCTTATAGTTCCAGATTCTGGATCAATCGGCATCGCCAACTCCTAAGCACGTATCGAGACGAGCGAGGATGTCGTCACTGTCCAGAAGTTTTGTAGTGAGCTCGTCTGGTATAAATGGAGTCGTCCCAGACTGGACACGCTCGCGAACTTGTTTCCATGTTGCCCGTTGGTCCTGAACCCACTCTTTAGCCTTTGGAAGATCTTTGACGATTGTACTCAATCGCGGATCTTCCAGAACGCACCGCGCAACGGCTCGCACCTTGTTTGTCTGTTTGTCGCACGCAACAAACAGGAGAGTTGATAACATCACAATCGAGAGAATGATTGATTTCTTTTTCATTTCCTTCCTATCTCGGGTCCGGGCTGTACCCTACGACCCCGTTCTTCTTTTGATACTTCCCTTGATATCCGGAAGTCTCTGTTGTCAGTTGGAACAGAACGATCTGAGCTATCCGATCACCAGCGTAAAGTCTGACAGGGTTTGCACCAGCATTAAAGATCTGAAGGTCTAGTGTTCCTTCAAATCCAGGATCGATGAATCCTGTCAGTGTACTTATCATCAGGAACATGCGAGCGATAGAGCTCCGCGTAGTGAGCAGAGCGCACATGTTCAAAGGGATGCGAACAGCCTCTCGTGTGCTTGCAAGTACACAACCTTCTGGCGGGATGACGTATCCGTGAGGAGGTATGTCGAACAGCTCTACAGTTGGAGCAGGCTTATGAAGATCTAACTCTCCGAGTGTGCTGTATTTACCAATCCGGGACCCAAGACAGAGGTCCACGCTTGCGGGCTGGAGAGCTTGATCGCTCCTTGGCTCCACTATCAGGTCCTTGCAAAACAGAAGAGACTCCATCGTCGTCTTTGAGATCACCATAGTTGGACAATGCCACGGACGCCGCTCTTTGTTAGAGTGGAGCCTTGAGAGGCTGAGGAGGTTCGCAGACACTCGTACAACGCACCTCGACCTCTACGTCCCATCTGTAGATCTCGGATAGACTGTCGTCTCTATCAAAATACAAGAGACCAGCATCTACAAGATCCTTGACATACCTATAAGATCCACTAATCTTGGAAACGCTTGCGATATAGTCCTTCCCGTCAAATCTTGTAAGCGCGACTAGTACGTTTACATGCGTGCGCAACGGCGAATCTTTGTATTTCTGTAAGATTACAGTCAGCATTCGCCCAACATTACCAACGTCCTTGCGGTTAGCGCACACACTGGGCAAAGTGCCGGCATGACGTCAGGAGATAGACTTATCCTCGCAGCGTTGTCTTTCTATGGAGAGGCCGAGGCTCCGGGCTCTGCAAGTAACGCAAAGATCCTCTCTTGGATCAAGAAGTTCTTTCGTGCGTCTGCGACAGATGACAGCACGACGCCGTGGTGTGGAATCTTCATGTCCCAAGTGTTTGGGACGTGTGGATTTCCAACGCCGTCTGTTCCCGCTCGTGCAAGCTCGTGGGCTGAGGTTGGGATCCCAATCCCACTCACGGAGGAAATGAAGCCAGGGGACGTTCTTGTATTTGATCGAGAGGGAGGAAACCACGTGACTCTATTCGTTTCAGCTCAAGGCGAGCTGATACACTGCCTTGGAGGGAATCAAGGAAATAGAGTATCGATTGCATCGTATAACAGATCTAAACTAAAGCACGTGCGTCGTATTAGAACAACGGTGTCCTCCAGTTAGTGGATATTGTGTATTGGATGCACGTCAGGTAAACAAGAATCATGACGACAGCCGTCCTCCTCGTTCCTCCGATTCATCAAACACTCATCAATCCGGCCATGATGTCGAACTGGCTTGCGAATCAGCTTCGCAACTTGGGACGGTTTGCTTCCTCCCCGTCCATTCCAGGAGACGACTCTCATCAGAACGATCGCGAGTATCACCGCTTCGCTCGGACGTTCCCCTTCGTTGGTGATTGGGAACAAGCGCAGCAAGTAGCAGACAGCTTCAGCGTGATCCTTGTTCCGTCTCCGACGATCCATCTTCGCCGAGAAGTGCTGAGCGGTTTGTCCGACGTTGTGCAAGCGAGTCGAGAAGAGATCGAGGATGCCCTGCACGAGTGCGTTTGTCGATTCTTCGGTATAGAGGTCGGACCGGACGATCTGCAAACACTTGCTGCCTTAGTGAAAGGCTCCTTGGTTGATGGCGATGTCGCTAAAGCAAAGAAGGGGCATCCGATACTCGAAGCTCTGTTATGGATCTCGTCCGTGGATGATGCTAAACTTTTAGAGTACGTGAAGCAGTTCGCTATCCCTGTCGAGAAGCTTGAGCACGCTTAGTTTCTTGTAAAGCGGACAAACGTCCGCCTACATTGTAAATCAGATCGACTGCCTTACTTATTATGCGAGGAGAGCTTGTTTCCACGACACCGGGAACGCAAGCTATCTTTTGCGTATAAGCAAGCATGACCGCACTTCTTCTTGATACCTCTTCCCTAGCCTATCGGGCCGTCCATGCGGTTGGCCCGGACAGGTCTTCTAGGGTTTTTGTATCAATGATCCAATCCTTGATTGGAACGTATCGACCAGAAGCGATCCTATTTGCAAAAGACTCTAAACGAGAAACTTTAGATCGTACAAAGATTCATCAAGAGTACAAGGCAGGGAGGACGCACGACCCGAACATCTCGTTTGGAGTTCGTGAGATCGAACGGGGATTGTCTGAGTGTGGATCTCCAGTTGTCCAAGTAGAGGGAGCGGAAGCGGACGACGTGCTTGCTTCTGCTGCGGATATTCTTGAGGGTGTTTACGATCTATTGATTATTGTATCAGAGGACAAAGACCTTTATCAAGCGGTGCGCCCTAACGTTCGCTTGCTGAAGGGCGGGAAGCTTCAGGGAGAGGAAGAGGTGAAGGAGCGTTGGAGTGTCGATGCGAGCCGCGTGCCTCACGTGCAAGCGTTGTGTGGAGACACTGCCGACAACATCCCCGGGCTCGAAGGAGTGGGCCCGAAGACGGCGGCAAAGCTTATCAACAAATATGGGTCTGTAGAGCAAGTCTACTCTAATAGGTCCACTTTGACCAAAAGCTTGTCAGCTCAACTGGACACGTTTCCATGGAAGAGAAATCTGAGTCTAACAACCCTGCGAACAGACCTTGCGCTTCCGATCAAGTTATCGGAACTCGAACGCCCTATAAACTGGAACCGGTTTTAGCGGCGTATAGCTCCAAATTCTTGTGCGTGTCCCTATTCGCTATTGTGATAAGCAATCTAATCATCCTTCGGTGGATCTTGTCTAGTGTAAATTGGATCCAGAGTTGGAGATTATTCTGACCTCGCTTGTCGACGACTTGTGCTCGGTTATAATGAATGCACGAGCTCGCTCGGTAGAGGTCCAGCAAGATGGCAAACTCCCTCGCAGATATAACTCCACTCTTGGTCGCTAACGCAGTGGCCGTTCTTCGCACGAACTCCGTGCTTCCCCGTTTGGTCAATCGAGACATCGAGGAGACCGCGGCTCAACAAGGTGAGACGATCAACGTCGGCGTGATGGGATCCTTGGCTGTCACGGATGTGACTCCGAGTGCAACTGTTCCCACTCCACAAAACGTCGTGTTCACTAAGGTCCCTGTTGATCTGGATCAGTGGAAGAAGGTCGACTTCTCCTTGACTGATAAAGAGATGCACGAGATTGCGGAAGGCAACTTCCCAAGAGTGGCCCAAGAGGCTGTCTCCAAGCTTGCGAAGTACGTCGATCAGTACCTGCTCGGCATGTACAAGGAGTTCTATGGTGTTGCTGGCACCGCTGGAACAACTCCGTTTGACGACGAGAAGCCGACAGATGCGACTCAGCTCCGCAAGGTGCTGAATAACCAACTCTGTCCGTTAGAGAATCGGCATTGTGTGTTCAATGCCGATGCAGAAGCCAACGCGCTCAACGTTCCTGCATTTGCAAATGCAGAGTGGCACGGCGATCCACAAGCCATCATCGAGGGCAAGCTGAACATGCGTGTCGGCTTCCAGTGGTGGATGGATCAGAATGTCTTCTATCATACAGCGGGCACGGCTGCTTCGTTTACCGTTACCGCGCTCGAGACAGTCGGTGAGACAGTACTTGGATTGACCGCTGGTACAGGAACGTTCAACGTTGGCGACATCATAACGTTTGCGAACCACTCGCAAACCTACACGGTCTTGAACTGGTCTTCGCCGAACATCACGATCCGTCCTCCGCTCCAAATGGCCGTCCCTGCGACCACGGCGGTCGCTGTTACAGCCTCGCATGTCGCCAACATTGGTTTCGCTCCGCAAGCGTTTGCGTTCGCCGTGCGCACGCTACAGTCCCCACCTGCACAACTTGGCGTCATGTCGTCCACTGCTCTCGATGAAGTATCAGGTTTGGCAATCCGAGTCCAAGTCCGTTACGGACACTTCGAGACTATCTGGTCCTACGATATCTTGTACGGTGGCGCGGTTGTCCAACCGGAGTGTGGTGCCCGATTGCTCGGCTAATAGCCCGAGAGCCTAGGCTCTCCAAAGCCCTCGACTGGAAGTGGTATGCTTCCTTCGAGGGCTTCTTTATGTCGTGTGGATGTCAAGGAAACGGATCAACGGATCTTAGTTCGATCATTGTCAATACGTGCTGCGGAGCGCCGGAGCCCACGGGTGGGTGGTCCACCGGAATAGACTTCGTCGGCGTGATCGACTCTAACGATCTAACAGCCGGAGCTGATCTTGTACTCTACACACAAGGGACAACTGGAAGCGTCCTCGCTGCTCCAAGCTCGAGCCAGCGTCTTTATATCTTCCACATCAGCGCAGTCGTTGGAGCAGCCGGGAACTTCAAGCTGTTTTCCGGCGTGACTGCAAATCAAGTGCCTGGTGGGCCATGGGCAACAATCGTGAGCGGACTGCTAGCGAAGTACGGAGGCATCGTCACGAAGCTTCCCAACCGCCGTCTACCTCTTAACCATACGCTCCACGCAAGCCACGACGTAGCTGGTCGCGTGGTAGTTACCGTCCTTGGCAAGCTGGTCACGGAGGCGTAACCGATGGCGCTCGCAGTCCTCCAACACACAAGCGCTAGCGGTGGCAACAGTGGGACGTTCTCTGCCACGTTGTCCAACATGACGGGCAACGATTGCGTGATCATTATCATGCTGTCGTTGCGCGAGATTACAGGAAGTCCTACCTACACCGCATCGTGGGACGGCAACGCAATGACGCTCCAACGCAACGAGTTTGGAGCGATGGGAGGCTTCGGAAAAGGAGCGGCCGTTATCTGGACTTACACCGCTGGAAACTTCAGCAACAAGACAGCAAGTGGATCCGTCACTATCTCCGGAGCAGACAGCTCTACGCAGTGGATGTTCACGCTCCTCTGCATGACGGGTGCACACCAGAGCAGCCTTGTGCAATCCGTAGCGGGGTCGTTCTTTGCTTCTGCCGGATCTAGTAGCAGCTTGACAGCTCCAGCCGCCGCCGAAGGGGCCGTTGATGTTATATCCATTGCCACGGCTGGGTCTGTTACCATCTCGGGAACCGGACACACTCAGCTTTGGAACTTCAACAACTCAGGGACGGGACGTGATCAACTTTCTCATGCTTCGGGATACCTAGTTGATCCAAATACTCAGTGTGCTTGGAGTTTTTCTGGATCCTACGCGCACGCGCAGGTCTGTCTCAACGAGTCGGTTGCCAACCCTCCCGTCATCACATCGGTGGACGGAGACAATTCCATCATCACCACGCAGACGAACATCGCAATCGTGGGTACAAGCCTAAGTGGCGGCGTCACGGCGCTGTTCTACGCAGACGGGACAAACTACTCCACCGCTACCAAAGTGCAACAGACCATTTCTGGAGTTAGCGGAACAACCATCACGTGGAGTTCCGTAAACTTTGGATCCATTACAGGAGCAGGGACTCGCTACTTGTTCGCGGTGACAGACTATGGCGGAGGTGGACAGCAAGTGTCCGCCGCCTTTGCGATAACGGTCTCCGTCCCTCCTGCTCCTGCGATCACATCGTTGACCGGCGGATCGACAGTAGACACAACGGACACGAACAGGGTCGTCAACGGTACCAACTTCGTATCTGTTGGGACAACTGCGCTGTTCCTTGCGCAGACAAACGTCTACGCGGCGGCAACTAAAGTCCAACAGACGATAACAGGAACGGCAAACACGGTAACGACGTGGAGTTCTGTCAACATGGGATCGTTGACAGTTGGATCCATGTTTTTGTTCGTCGTGTCTGACTTTGGTGGAGCGAACGCGACTCCGAGTGCTGCATTCCCAATCACCATGACGACGCCTATCACTCCAACACTCACGAGTGTTGCCGGTGGAAGAACTAGATTCTATCCAAACGAGACAAACCTTGCTGTCGTGGGGACGGATCTAGCTCCGGGAGGGACGACGAAGCTTGTTTGGGCGGATAGCTCAAACTACACGTCCGCGGTGAAACAGGATCAAGCAATCTCTTCAGTGACGTCCACGTCACTGAACTGGAACGCGATCAATCTTGGGTCTATTGGAGAGGGGTTCTTTTATCTATTCGCCGTCACGTGGGCTGGAGATGTGAAAGAGCGACGAAGCGTTCCACTCCAGATCACAATCCAGACGGCCGTCCCGGCGGTCATCACAAGCGTTGCTGGTATGTCCACCATCACGGACACCATGACCAACGCTACAGTTTACGGGAACGGCTTTTCTCAGCCAGGAACGACTCAGCTTTGGTACGCAAGCACGTCTACGTTTGCGACAGCCACTAAGGTTCAGCAGAGCATTTCTGCCATTACGGACACCTCGATGCTCTGGGCGTCCTTGAATCAAGGAGCCGTTGGAGTTGGGGCGAAGTTTCTATTCGTGGTGACGGACGCGGGAGGTCCTAACGAACAGATTAGTTCGGCCTTCTCCCTCATGGTCACTACGACAGAGGATAATTTCTTCGTCGTATTCCAGGGAGACGACGATGCCGGGATATTCACGAGCGTCTACGATTCGACAGTTATAACGCCCCCAACATCTATCTTATTGCTCCGCGATTGGATGTGCTGGACTGGGGTGGGCACGTGGTACTACGCTCGGGATCTGTTCAAGGATCCAAGCAGCACAAGCGACATCGTCATACTTGGGGACTATGCCGGACCGGTAACAGGCTCGAAGGCTGTCCAAATAGAAACAGTCACGGCTTCAGGTACGTGGAGAATAAGGGCCAACGAGTCTATAAACATCTTCACGGAAGCCTCAAGATATAAGTTTTGTGTCGGCTTTTGGCTCTATAATCAAGGAGGCGGAGGTGATCCAGCGCTTACGGAGGTGAGCTTTTATAAGATACAGACATCGACAGGATCTGCTTATGTAGAAGTATTCTTACGTAGGGTGTCCGGTAAGATACGACTAGGAGCGGCGTATTACAGCGCAGGCGTGCGTTATGAGTACGTTGCTCCCGTCGATCTCCAGGACGTTGTCGGTATAGGCGGATGGGTGTTTCTTGTTTGCAAGATTGTCTATGATGCAAATCCAAGGATTGTGCTGAATATTCATGGAGACGAACGAACAAGCAATGTAGGGACATCACCAACGGGTGCCCTCTACGAACTTGTTTACATGATCAATAACTATACGTCCACGGGGACAACTATCGGAGTCCGCTTCTTTGGTCTGTTCTACGGCATGGCCAATCTATCCGCAGCTAACATCACAACGCTGCGAAATAGTGCGTCCATAGCAGCGTATCAATCCAACCTTCGGAGCGTGTTTGGGACAGCCGGACCTGTTCATTACTTCCCAACAAACGATACTGTCCCAGACCGTTTTATCCACGATCATTCTGGAAACTTCCATCCTGCAAAGGCTGTAGGAGGTGCATTTCAACGAGGTATTGTCGTCGGAACTTATGGAGGTTCGACGATGTATATCATGCGATTTACGGGTGGATGCCGCGGAGAGGCTGCAGTAGAAGTAAGTTTCTCGGATTACGGATGCACAATCGTCGCTCACATCCGGTACGTGGGTCCATACAATCAACAAGGGACGATGCTTCTGCTCCAAGCATCAAACGGTGCAAAGATCGAACTATACAAGACGTCTGCGGGAATAGGACCGAACGAGACAAATGGACGGCTACGCGTGATTGTGAAATCTAGTACGTCTACGACAATTGTAGATGACACAATTTCATCTCCTGTAGCAGACCCATTTGACGGACTTGTCCACACGTACGTTCTGTCTACCGGAACATCCAACACTCACTGGAAGTTGACTCAGAACGGTTACGCGGTTTGGTCAACATCCCTTGGATCCATTCCAGCTTGGCACGGTAACTCCTACACAACCTTCATCATGGCCGGGATCGACATGGATTGCCATAGCGTCGGGTACCGCAACTCCTACGATGCGAACGCCCACTCGCAATGGCACGTCTGGAGCAGCGTTTATGACCTTTTGCAGTTCATGCAGAATAACTCGTACAATGCAGCCTACTGGAACCAAAACGTGAGGGCCAATGACTGACGACTTGCACCCGATCATTCAAATCTTGATTGCATTCATTGGCACGGGAGGTGGAGCCGCTGCGCTTGTTGCCCTCGCCCGAGAAGTCTGGCGCGGACGTCAATCCAGAAAAATGGATCGTGGCTTCCTGGACATTGCGTCAATCTGGGAAGAGACACAAACTCTTGCGGCAGATGTCGGTGCGGACCGAGTGCTTGTTCTCAAGTCCGAGAATGGAGGAGGTCTTCCAGCTCCGGGATGCATCATCAAAAGCTCTGTTGTGTTTGAGTACAGGACAGGGGCGCTTCCTTCCGTGCGCAACGTGTGGCAGCAAGTCCAGCTCGATTCTCACTACAGTGAGACGCTTTCTATTATATCAACAGGGTGTTGGACATGGAGTCAAACTTCCTCTATGCCAGAAGGCTGCATTATGCGAGACCTTTGCGGAGATGGACTTCTGATCGGTATGGCACGCATCTGCAAGACTCAGCAGGCGCTTTGGTACATCTGCGTTCAGTTCAAGAACATAGAAACAGACGCTAAGATTCGTTCTAGGATTCGAACATCGCTTTACAAGATGCGGATACTGTTCGGAAAGCATCACAAGCTACTGACAGGGGAAGCATCATGAGCTCTAAACTAGAACAGATCCAGAACCGTTTTATCGCTCTCAAGGGCGTTGTCGCTGTCCCGACCGTTAAAGTGATTCACATCCGGACAGGTCGTCCAATGATCATTGCGGTCAAGGACTACAACAAGCATATCCATGAGCTTCAAGAGGAACTACCAGAAGCCGTCCTTGCAAAGAAGCAAGAGTTTGACGACAACGGAGATCCGATCGAGGACAACTTTCAGAAAACAGACGTCGTTCAGAACGCGAACATGTCGTCGCGTATCACGAAGACAGACCTCCTCACAATGTCGATCGACGCCTTGTATCTTCTGCCGGAGTGGCAGAACGCCAGTGCACGGCAACGGTCCAAGTGTAACAACAAGACGGACGTGATTGAGCTGATCCTCGCGATCCGTAAGCAAGGCGGAAATCGATGATCATTTCAGATCCAAACTCGTTAGAAGCAAATAGCTACGTCTCCTTGATCGAAGCTGAGATCTACGCCGGGTCTCGTCTGTCTACGGCGGCTTGGGATGCGCTAAGCAACCAGCCGTCTGCTACAGGTTGGACGCTTGCGAGTTCGCAGCTTGCTGGCGCTACCACGATCCCACTGACGGGCGGAGTTGGCACGTTTCAAGTTGGCAACGTCGTCAGCATTGACGGGACGTACTACTCGATCACGGATGTGACTGTTCCGACGTCTCCCATCATTGCGCCTCCGTTAGTGGCTAACGTTTCAAGTGGCACTGCGTTCATCCGTATCACACTCAGCGAGAAGGAGAAGGCTTTGACGTGGGCGACGGCTATGCTGGACGTTCAGGTCACGTGGGATGGTGATAAGAAGTCCGTGGATCAGCCTCTTGCTTGGCCTCGGTCTGGCGTACAGGATTGCGATGGAAATACGTTTCCGGATAACATCTTCCCCAAGGAGCTCAAGAATGCAACGGCGGAGCTTGCTCTCTCCCTTGCTGGACGAGACTCCTCCGCAACACCGAGTCTTCTCGGTCTCGGTCTCAAGTCTGCTAAGGTCGCTGAGATCGAAGTCGAAGCAGATAAAAGCATGGTCGTGGACGCAGTTCCTAACTATGTCCAAGACATGATCGCTTGCTTTGGAACAAGCAAGTCTGTCGGCGGCTCGGGCATGGTGCGCCTCGTTCGTGTCTAAGGCATACTAGACACGTGGGCCTTCTAGACGCACCTCTTCGATCCGTAGCAAGTACTCTAATCAACTTGTTCACGGACGTCCCTTTGGTCTTTGAGATCAAGACGTCCGTTTACAATGCTTTGTCGGGAGTCGCCGTTGTGACGATGGTCTCGAAGTCCGTCAAGGCAAGTCCGCCTTACGAGTTCACGGAGCAAGAGGTTACGGACTCGGCTCTGCAACGCGGAGACCTAAAGATCATCATTGCTGCTCTGGATGCCGAAGCCGTCGGACTTGACGTCCGAACCGCGTCGGAGAAGCAAGTCTTTTGCACTCGCGGAGGTGTCCGCTATCGTGCAATCTATGTGAAGCCAATCAACAGCGGAGATCAAGAGGCCGCGACCATCCTCGCACTGAGGAGGTAACGTGGCAAAAGCAAAAGGGAAGAGGTCCAACTTCAAAGCGGACGTCCGCAAGTTTGCAGAGAACCTTCAGTTGGACATCGTTACCGTGATGCGCAAGCTTGCTCTGGACGCGCTCAACGGGACCATACGCCGCACGCCCGTCGACACGGGACGCCTGCGAGCTTCGTGGCGTGTCAGTGTAAACGCTCCCGACACAAGCACCGTGCCCGAAGGAGAGGCGCCAGGAGGTAGCCCAGGAGCTCCGGCGGATGGGCAACAGACGGCCAACGCTCTGTCCAAGATGAGCGGACTAAAGATTGGCGATAGTGTTCACATATCCAACTCCGTTGAGTACGCAATTTACGTCGAGGAGGACTCGCACATGCTTGCAGACACGTTCACGGAGTTGACAACTCAACTTGATAAAGCGGTGAAGAGCTCAAAGAGGAAATAATGGCTACAGATATCCAAGCCGTAAGACTTGCACTAAGGACAAACCTATTGACCAACGTTCCCTCTTTGCCTGCATTGCAAGAGTGGGAGAACCGGACGTTTGTTCCTCCGGATCCGGAGGGGAGTGACTGGGTTCGCGAGTTCAACTCTGTCGTGACAGAACGACTTGTCGGATCTAATACAACCGAGACGATCGGAAATTATCGTGTCATGCTTGTGTACCCACTCGGGCAGGGGACGGAGGACATCGAATCCGTCAGCACGCAGATCATAGCTGCGTTTCCTCCGGGTCTTGGTCTTGTCGTTAGTCCCGGATGCACTGCTCAGATCTTCAGAAGTGAAAGACTAGCGCCATCTACTAGCGCGGTTCAGAGCTGGTACACTATAACCACGGTCATCAGTTGGCGCGTCTACTCGTCGCTACTCGGATGATAGGAGAAAACAGATCATGACGTGTATTGACATCGCATCAGGAGTCCGGGTTGGCATCTCTGTCGTTGAAGAGGCCGTGTGCGGCGAAGTTCCAGCGGGGCTTGGAGCTTTTACGGCCGTCGCAATCACTGTCAGTGCTGGCATTGGGACACTGACTAGAGCGGGCGGATCCTTTGTAGACGACGGCTACCTTGTTGGACAGATGGCGAAGATCTTAGGATCTTCAAATCCAGCGACGAACGGTTATTGGCGCATCCTCACCGTGACCGCTCTCGTGGTCACAATCGCGGACCCAGATGCTGAGATTGTCGCGGAGCCCTCTGGTGCAACGGTCGCAGTCGCACTTGAAGGTCTTGCATTGACCTCTCGCAATGTAAACCTTGAGCGAGACACTTTGGAGTCAGAACGAGTCTCTCCTGATCGCCAATACCACTCCGTTCGTCACGGACTGAACCGCGTCACCGGAGACATTGGATACGAGCTCGCGCTTGTATCTACGGACACTGCAATCCGTGGCGCGATGTTCAGCGAGTGGAGTACTCCGGTTATTACAACCACGGGAGCTCTCACATTCACGGATCCAAACTTGACGGACAACTTGGCCACGATCACAAGAGCGTCCGGGTCTTGGATCACGGACGGAGTGCGACCGGGAGACGTTCTGAAGTTGACGGGAGCAACACCCTCGACAAACAACAAGTTCTGGCTTGTGATTAGTGTATCAAGTGCAACTCAGATCGTGGTCGCAAATCCTGGAAACGAGGTAGTGACCGGAGGATCTGGCGGAACGATGTCCTATCCTGGACGACGCATCGACATCGGTACAACGAAGCACACTTATTCAATGTGCAGATCGTTTACCGATGTCGCGAAGTATCAATACTTTCATCAGTGCATCTTCAACACGATGTCGATGACGCTGTCTCCAGAAAACCCGGTGGGTGGGTCGTTCGAAATCCTTGGCACAAGCGCCGAGGCTATGGCGAACGTCCCCATGGGAACAGAAGACCCAAGTCCAGAGCCGAGCACGGAGTTCTTCGCTGCATTCGACGGCTACATGTACGAAGCCGGGGAGTTGAACGCTGTCGTTACGTCCATCGACTACACGTTGGACAACCAAGCAACACTCACGGGTGTTGTCGGTAGCAAGTTCTCGCCCAACGTGTTCGAGGCGCGAGCCTCTGTTGAAGGAACGATCTCCGCTATGTTTACAGGCGGAGGCATGTACGATCGATTCTTCAACGAAGAAGAGACCGCGATGTCCGTTTACATGGAATCGCCTGACGCTTCTGGATTCATTTGTGTCACCATGCCGAGGATCAAATATACCGGATCCACCATGGATCCTCCGGCAGAGGGTCCTGTCGTCCAGGAAATGCCTTTCCGTGCACTCGCCAAGTCCATGAACAACGGCGGAGGAAACGAAGTCATTACTTCTTTGACGATACAGATCTCGAATGCAGTTAGCGACGAGCGCTCGCTGTAGTCTTTGAGTCGCATGGTAGATTCTAAACGGCTGAGGCCGTTATGGATCTATCCAAGTTCGACTCCCTGCTCAACTCCGAAAGTCAACTCACTGTTCTTGATCCCGAAGGAAACCCTCTCACGTACGAGGGACCAGACGGACCACTTCCTGTTCTCATCTCGCTTGTGTGTTGCGACTCTCCGGAGTACGTCCGAGTTCACAAGCAACAAGTGACTGAGATCGCAGAGAGGGCAACCTCCCGAAAAGGAAAAGTGATTACAGGGGAATCCAGCGAACGTGATAAGTTGGACCTACTTGTTGCGTGCACCAAAGGTTGGGTCGGCTTCACCATGAATGGAGCTTCGTTCAACTACTCGCCCGTGAACGCACGCACGCTCTACTCTCGCTACCGTTTTATCCGAGATCAGGTGGATGAGTTCATCCACGAACGGGGAAACTTCTTAGCCGGAAACTCGACCAACTAATCGAGTTCGCCGGCGTGTATCTAGACACGCAAACAGACACGACAGGAAAGGGATCTGTTGGATCCCACGTGGCGCAAGCCATGAAAACGCTGAAGTCCGCGGCAGAGCCTCCCGCTGCTATACTAGAGCCGCCTGAGGGTACAGAGTGGATATGGGCTTTGTTCTTAGCCCTGTCTCGGACACGGACGCACTCGGATGGGAACTACCATCCGATCCAATACAAAGAGATCGAAAGTTGGCGAAACCTTCATCTTGTCCCACTGTCCCACTTTGATATCCAAGCGATCCAAGAGCTGGACGCTGTCTGGCTAGCTTGGATCCAAAAGAAGATGCGGGAGCAAAATGGCAGACGTAGCAGAACTTGATCTCATAATCGACAGCTCTCCGGTCAAGAAGGCAACTGGAGATCTAAACATCTTTATTGATGCAGCCGGGAAAGCCCACGACAACACCGGGAAGTTCATCAGTTCTGCCAAGAAGTTAGGAGTTGAGGCTGGCGTGCTTGGTCGCTCGTTTGCCTTCGCCGCATCCCAAGCGGCAACACTCGCGGCCGTGTCCGCTGGTCTATTTGCCGCGGGGTCGGGCATCCGAGCAGTTGTTGAGTTTGACAAAGCGATGCAGACGCTCCGAGGAACCATCGAAGGGACATCTGAAGACTTCGCGGACCTACGTCAGCAGGCCAAGGAGCTTGGAGCAGCAACGTCCTTCAGCGCTGGAGAGGCGGCCAAGGCTCAGCTTGCATTGGGACAAGCGGGACAAGACGTCAACGCTATTCTGGAGACGACACCGAAGGTCCTCTCGCTCGCAACCGCCGCGAGCATAGATCTTTCGGAAGCTGCAAAGATCACAACTCAAGCACTAGCTCAGTTTGAGCTTGGCGCTGATCAAGCCGGGAGGGTTGTAGATACGCTTGTCGTTGCTGCAAACGCAGCGCAGACCAGCGTGCCTCAACTCAGTGAGGCTCTGTCGCAAGTGGGCGTCATCTCGGCGCAAACAGGCAAGGGTTTAGAGGAGACGGTCGCCGCGGTAGCTCTGCTTCAGGACGCGGGCTTGGAGGGGTCCCAAGCGGGAACGGCTTTGCGGTCGAGCATGGCCGCACTCTTAAATCCAAGTAAGAAGGCAGCGAATATCATAGAGGAACTCGCGAACCGTAGCGGGCAAACAAAGGACGCGTTTGATATATCAAAGAACTCCTTCCTGGACGTTGCGAGAGCTCTAGATGTCGCGGGCGCATCCGCTAAGGACCTGTCCGCTATCTTTGGAACAGAAGGCTTTTCGGCTGCGAGTATCCTCGCAGGATCAACCGAGAAGTTGGAGAAGTTCAATAAAGCAATCGCGGAAGGAAAGGGCGCTGCGGAAGCACTTGCTGAGGTGATGCGCGACACACTCTCCGGATCCTTTGATAACCTTACAGGTGCCATCGAGTCTCTCTTCCTTCAGACCGGAGACGCAGGCTTGAATGGAGCGATGAAGGATCTACTGAACACGCTTGCGAATGCAATCTCCATCCTTGCCGGTTTGGCAGACGACGCGGCTCTGGCAGACGACGCAGCGAAGTCCCTTGCGAATGCAGTCAAGGCAGCAACGATCGGACTTGCTGCATTCTTTGCCATCATGGCCGTGTCAAAAATCCTGGCAATGGCCAAAGCCATTGGAGGGATCACGCAAGCGTTCCGCTTGCTGAATGCAGCACTCAAGGCGAACCCCATACTTGCGATCGTCTCCCTTGTTACGACATTGATCTTTGCGCTACTAGAGCTTGCGGATTCTTTCACGGAAGTGGATGGGGAGTCTGTCCGCGTTGGCAATCTCATGATCGCAACGTGGGAAGAGGTTACATCTATCTTCATAGATGTCTGGGACGACGCAACACGCATCCTTGAAGAAGCATGGGACAGCACGACCAAGTTCTTCACGGAGGCGTGGACAGACAGCGTCGATGAGGTGGCAGAACAGAACGAGCGTTTGGAGAAAGACTCTTCCAGTGTTTGGGGAACGATCAAGGACGTCGTCAAGGGAACGATCAATGAAATGATCCGCCCTGTCGTGAAGTTCTACCGAGACGTTCAGGCGTTACTTCGCGCTCTGGTTGCTTCAATCCTTGCGTTTAAAGAGCTGGACTTCACCAGTGCCTCGGGGTTTGCAGACTCCCTTGATCGATTTGGGGAGGCGTTTGCGGTGGCATTCAACGCGGACAAGCTTGCAAAAGATATGCAAGACGACCTCACGCGAGACTTTGTCGGAGCAGCCATTGAGATTGGGAAAGAGTTTGGAAACTCGCTCGAGACGTCCGTTGGTGAGTCCGTGTCTAGGATAAAGGCACGGGCTAAAGAGCTCCAGCGGATTGAGGACGCTGCTCCACGCAAGCGCAAGCCTGGACAGACAAGGGCTAAGCAAGATAAGCAGACTCAAGATGTGAGCAGAGAGGCGGAGGACGCTGCTAACAAGGTGCGTGAGGCAAGGCAGGCGCTTGCAGAGCTGATAGAAACCGTCAAACAAGAGAAAGATCTTGTCGGTCTGACCTCCGATGAGAAGGAACGGCTTGAGCTGCTCCACCAGACTCGCGATCTTGTTAAAGAGATCTTCCAGATTCCAAAGGAGTCTGACCTCTTCACGTCTAAGCAGACGAAAGAGTTGGATAAAGTTCACAGGGAAGTAGACGCACTTATTACCCGTGTGCAGAGTGCTCGGGCGTTTGAAGAGCTTGCCGTCCGGTCAAAAGAGTCTTTGGACACCATCGCGGAGCAGACCAAAGAGGCTCAACAGTCCATGGAGGGCTTGTTTGCTTCTCCAGCCGCAACTATTGCTATCCAAACTCAACAGCAACTTGCCATCCAGATCCAGAACACTAACAACTATATCAACGAGCGAGTTCGCTTAGGTAAGATCAGCAACGAGCAGGCAGAGACAGAGCGGCGCGCAATCCAAGCCCAAACACAAGAGTTGATCAGACTCCGCATAGCAGCCGACGGCCTTGCAGAAGTCCGCTCTGGTCTTGACGCGTTTATCGAGAATGCGCAGAAGGCCGGCGAGACTTTCAGAACAGGGTTGCTCGGAACAGATGCGGGCGCCCGCATCTCCTCTGCAACTCAGCAGATCATTGCTCCATTAAAAGATGTCGAGAAGGAGCTTGCGTCGCTCCGAGCAGCCGGAGCCATCACGGCGGAACAGTACGAAGCGTCCATGACTCAGATTGGCATCGCGACGAAGAACGCCGCACTGCTTGCGGAGCAAGCTGAGATGTTGGATCGCGTTCGTACGTTTGCAAACACAATCTCGTCCGAGGTTGGAGGAGCGTTCAAGTCTGTCGTGCTTGGAGCAAAGACGGCTGAGCAGGCCGCGGCGGATTTCTTTGCAGCACTTGCAGACGCTGCATTGACGCAAATCATCATCCAACCTATGGTCGATCTTCTAACTAGTGGGATCACACAAGCGGTCGCGGGCGTAACAGGCATGACCGCGGGTGCTCAAACTTCCGCGTCTATCTTGACGGCCGGCGGCATTGCGACAGCAAACGCAATGATTGCAGGAGCCACACAAGCGGCCGCCATACTGTCCGCTCAGTCTGCGGCTGGTACCGCTACCAAGATTGGAGGAGCGGCCGTCGCCGGAGCAGCGGCCGCTAACGGGGCAATCTACAATGCAGGCGTGATGAAGTTTGCGCGCGGTGGCATTCTGGACAAGCCCGCGATGTTCGCACTTCGCGGTGGGAAGCTTGGAGTGGCTGGAGAAGCCGGACCGGAGGCGATCATGCCGATCGTGAACTCCACTAAAGGTCCAGCGGTCCATTCAAGCGAGGGTCCGTTACTGCTCCAACGACAAGGCAACGGCAAGCTTGGAGTAGACGCCTCACCTCTTGCTCGCAGCGGCACGGCGGACCTTGTTCAGCCCAAAGGCGGACAAACTCGCTCCTTTGCCGGAGCTCCTGCTACTCCGGTTCAGTCCACGCAAAACGTCACGTTCATTGTACAAACGCCAGCGGTGGACTCTTTCAAGAAGAGCTCCAATCAATTCGCAAAGCAGATGCAGCGCGTAACCCGAGGAAAATAGAATGGCTTTTATCAACGAAGTGATGCCGACATACTTCTCGCAAGGATCCGCCTTTGGTCGGTCCTTTGATACGAGAATCGTCAACCTGGAAAACTTGGCAGAGTACCGACTTGCGCGTAACCCTCTTGGGCGGCGGCGGTACACCGTTAATTTGAATCTTTGGGAACGAGAACAGCTCTACGAGCTCTACAACTTTTATATCGCAGTCGCTAGAGGATCTTTGAACAGTTTCTTGTTCAAAGACTGGTTCGATTACGCCTCAACACCGGATGGCGTCGCTGGAGAAGGAGCAACGTACACCACGACAGCTTTCGATCAGAACTGCGAAGACCGAACGAACAATCGTTGGCTTATCCGGAAAGCCTACACCTATGGATCGCAAACGGTCCAGCAACACGTCCCTCACGTGATTACCAGCACGGTGAAGTGTGCAATCAATGGAGTTCAGTATGGACCTGGAACTTATTGGACAGTGAATCCAATAGAGGGAACGATTGACGTAACACTCCCTCCCGCTGTCGTCGTGATTACAAGCGTTCAGTGTGGATACGAGCATTATGTGCGCGTCCGATTCGAGAAGGACGTCGACAACCTCTTTCAGGTTGCGTTGCACGGAACAGACGTCGGAGAGCTCCCTTCCGTGTCTTTGATAGAAGACGTGACGAACTTCGATTGGTCCCAAGACGCCCCAATGGGAGGAGGGATCCACAAGGATTTGGTTGACTATTCAAGACCAACATTAAATCAACTCTATGGACGCGTGTGGCACTGCACACCACTGGAAGCTGGTTGCGGTGTGGTACTTCCGAGCGTTGTGTCTGCCGTGGCGAAGGCGGGAGGTCCCCACTTCGTCGTGTTTAATGCCTCCGCATCCTTCACCATGGGTATCTACGACGAAGAGGCAGTCCTTCACGCGACGATCCCGACGCAATCTTGTGCAACGCTCTGGCTTGCTCCTAATGCTTCAGGAGCCTTGGAGTGGATCGTTTCATGACGTTCAAACCGATTCCCTACTTCGGAGGAGCTGTTCGTCGCACGGTAGACGACGGAGCGGACATCTATCACGAGTCCGGAACAGGAGACGCCCCTCGGACTCCATACCCGAGAGTTACTCGTTTGTACGTGAACGACACCGCTGGGTCTGGTCCTGCGAAGTACCACCTACCGGATGCGACAGGACTTCAAACGGGATGGCCGATCCTTGTCTTGATTGTCGAGGGATCTCCGACAAGCAACGGCTTTCGTCTACAGAACTACGATGGATCTTTGATCTTAAACTGGACCGCCGGACAGTTTCCAGTCACGATCACTCTTGGTCTTTCGGATAACAGTACTCCAGCGGGGCAGTGGACGTGGTGTGCAAAGTCAGCAACCATTATCCTCCCTCCGTCTATCGGCTATGTCGGGTCCTTTGGAACAGGTGGGGATATCCCTTCGCTTGTTCGGAAGTACGATACTCAACTAAATGTCTGGTCTTCCAATCCGGCATTGACCTTTGATGCTCGCAACGCGGGCTCAAGTTGGGATGGACTCCGGACACTTGTTCGCGACGACAAGACGATCTATTCATACTTGCTTGCTGGAACCACTACGTTGGAGAACTCTGGTGGATCCGCGCAATGTAAAGACGTAGCCTTCTGTCGTGTTCCTCCTCCATCCGACGGGACGATAACATTTCAGCGGGATCACGTTTGTTTTGGATCCTGGGAGATGGGAAGTTATTCAAACATCATCGACAGGTATAGATCCGACACTAACGTCATCTACTTAGGAACGACGCCAGCGTGGATAGATTGGGATTGGTGCACGGCTTCAGGGTCGACAGGACAAGGACCTGTCGGGTGTCTTGTAGCGGGCTACGAAGGTACACCGACTCCAGCTTATTCGATCTACACTCCGTTCTTTTTCTATGCTCCGTTATTTGATACGTCCACGAAAGTCATCAACCTTCCGACGGACAACTGGTACCGCGGACACCTTGTTGAGCTTCTTGGATGGCACCACTGGCTTGGAGGCACAACGGTAGAGCCTACCGTTCCGCAATGGACATTAGGTCCGACGGCGTATCATTTGGCAATGGACATGGCCACTGCGTCAGCGTGGGTTGTTTTACCTAATCTAGTCTTGCCGTGCTTCTGGCATGGGTGCATGGGCTTCTCGACAACGGAGGTAAGAAGTAGAGCTTATTACGGGATGGGAAGAGCGAATGCAGTCGACGAGTCGGCTAACCCGTACACGTATTACTATGATCAGTACACACAAGTCAGTGCAATACTGAGATCGGACGTATGGACAAATTGGCATCATCAGACAAGTCACTGGTCCCGCTTGAGTTAGATAACTCTGTCTTGGACATGCGGTCCATTGACATAGAGTTCATCGACCGTCTGAATCAAGACGTGCCGGACAGGCACGACGACATTCAGATCGAGAACTTCATCATCCAGCAGAATGCTCACGGGTGTTTATGGGGTGTCCTCCGGCAGACGTCACTTGAGCTCCGTGCTCGGCTCGACACGTGGCACACGGTGAGGTCAGAGTACTTGCTAGCGGTGCACGACCTGAATGCGGCTCCGGGCATCCTGGCGCGCCTAAGAGGGTTGTTTGCTTCTCCGCGCAAGCGGATGGAGAAGCAGTTCGAACGGGAAGCTCTCGTGCGGAAGACAAAAGCGCTAAGGAGCAGGATGCTGAACCTCCGATACGAGATGAGCCTCTTCCTTGAGATTGCACGCAAGGCAAGAGCAAAAGCTGGTGACTTGAGAAACGCAAGCTATTTGCGTCAGATCCAAGTCGAGTTCTGGGCAAACAAGATCCAAGACCAGATGGACGCGTGTGTTCAGCCTAACGGTGTCCCATCTGGTCTTTATGATGTGATCAAAAACCTTCCAGACGATGTCCGCAAGAAGATGGGACCAGCTCAAAGGAAATCGATAACGGAGAAGGCATGAGTACAACTGTTCTAGAATCATCCAAATGGGAACTCACAAACGCAAGGCAGCACTTCCACGCTTATTGTTGGAAGCTATCTTTGCAGTTTGATAATCGGATCTTCCGGTGGACAGAATACCCACAAGACCTTGTCTTGTTTGACGGGCAGACATACGGACCAGCGCAGGGCGGCGACACTTCCGCGCGTGATGCCATTGCAACTCTAGAGGCATCCAACAAAGAGTTCAAAGGCTTTGCCGTGCTTGAGACCGGGGATGGGCTTACGCAAACCGAGATCCGCAATGGCGCACTCGTCGGTGCTTACTTGGATGAGTACTTAGTAGACTGGCGAACGCCGTGGCTTGCTCCTCTGCACTGCACTCGTTACTTTATCAAGTCCGCGACAATGGACGGGAGTCTCTGGCGCTTAGATTGCCAAGGTCTTAGCTACATCTATGAGGATCAGGTTGGCGAGTATTGGGGACCGCTCTGTAGGTCCGAATTGTTCGACTCTGGGATTCGCAAGTGCAATCTCCCGACAAGCGGGAAGATCATAGCGAGCTCTATTCTTCACGTTTACCCCGGAGACACCGGACGCTATAAGATCAAGGTGTCCGCATTCGGGGCCTTTGCTGCGGACAATTGGGCGAACGACGGCAAGGTTTATTTCTTGTCTGGCGCTATGTCTGGGCGCATCGGGAACATCAAACAGTGGGATTATCTTGGATCTAATCAAGCAGATCTTTATTTGCAAGAACGGTCCCCTCATCCGCTAACCGTTGGGATGAACCTGACGCTTTACCCGGGTTGCGACAAAACGCTCGCGACCTGCAAAGCGAAGTTCAATAATGTTATCAACTTTCAAGGAGAGCCTTGGATTCCAGGCGGAGACGCAGGGACGAGAGGCGTATCCACAAAGTTTTGAGGAGGACCGATGGCTTTCATCCCAAACGTTATTCAGTTCTATCGAGAAGCTCCGACAGCTCCTTGTCGGACAAAGAAGAGCGCAGATTTTTCATTGGATAAAAAGAGAGTTCAGATAACAGACCGAAGTGAGGCCATTTTAGCGGAGGCCAGATCTTTGATCGGAAAGACTTTCCAACTCAACGCACGCGACCCGCTCGCTACAGATTGCGGAGGAATGATGATTGAGATCTGCAAGCGGCTCGAGCTTCGTTGGGAAGACCTAGGCCGTCATTACGATCTATCGGATTGCGGAGGTCAGGCACTTTACGTGCATCTTCGTGGGTGCACAAACGAAGTTCCTGTCGCGGATGCTCTTCCTGGCGACATGCTCTTGCTATCTATTCGTCATTTGGACTATCCGCAACATTTGGCCATCTTTGCGGGATCGACTATTATCCACTCCAACCCGTCTTTCACGACGCGTGCAATCACGGAGCAACCGTTCACGGATGAGTGGGTCAAGCGAGTCTACGCCGTGTTCCGATTCAGAGGTCTCAAGGAGGCGGCAAAGCACACGGCTCCTTTGCATATGCACGTTCCCTGTGAGGCGTGCGTGCGAGAGAACCCACGCGCATTCACTAAGAGAAGAATGATCTCTTTCGCTAAGACGTGCGCTCATTAGCGCTCACCTCCGTGCTAGTCTAGCCTCAGGAGAAGTGCTTAAGTGCACGACTGATCTTGTGGCTACTTTAGTCTTGGGTGTCGCTGGAAATGCAATCTATCCTGGAGTCGGTGGGGCGATCGGAGCTGTCGTCGGAGCTGCAATCGACACCGTCGCTTCTATCTATATTCAAAAGGCGCTGACGCCGACGAGGCCACGCCCAGAGCTTGTTCGAAACACAACGTCGGATCAAGGAAACCCCGCTCCGGTTGTTTATGGCAATCGTGTCCGTGTCCCTGGACAAGTGATCTACATGTCCAGGATCAAAGAGACAGAGGTTTCCGCTACCACGAAGGGCAAGGCGGAAGGCTCGATCACTTATAAGTACACCACGACCGTTGCGATCGCGTTTGCTAGATCTACTGTCCAAGAGATCTCCTCTATATTCGCTAATGGAGATCTAGTCTACTCCTCGATCGGATGGGACCCTGGTCTACAGACAGCGAACGTCCACCATATCGAGACTTATACGCTTGTTCAGCCCGGAGCCGGAGGAGGGACGTACTACACCGTACTCTATTATTTCCCAAAGGATGGATCTGCTCCCGTGATCCAAGCAGGGACGGAGGTTACGGTGACAGGTCCGGCTCCACAAAATACAGGAGCAAACTTTATCCGTTGTGTGTACCCACTCGTCCCTTCTGGTTTAGATCACGACAACTGGGATATCATTGGACTACTAAAAGGACGCATGGAGGATGGAGCTACGCCCGGAGTTCCAGTGTTGAATCCAGCGGGTAGCTATTCGTTTCAGTCCACAAGCACAAACCCTCTGACAGACAATCAATATATCGACACGCTTCCCGTGTTCTATACAGGACAACCCGATCAGCTAATAGATCCACTATTAGACGCGCATACTCCTGGAAACTCTCCAGCTTATCGAGGGACCACTTATGTCGTGCTTCAGGATTTCAATGTTACTAAGTTCGGGGGACAGCTCCCGAGGTTCGAAGCAATACTCACGGTGAATCCTTCCGCTCGTCCGGTTGGAAGGACGATCTATGAGATTACACAAAAGAGCGTGACAAACATTGGAATCGAAGTTGATACAACAGACATCGAAGACATCTATGTTTCAGGATTGATGGTCCTTGGTCCGACGCAACTCAAGAACACGGTCCGTCAGTTGATGGAGCTTTATTTCTTGGATGCGTTTGAGACGTTCCGTATCAGCGATGTCGGACAAGTTTGGCCCGTCCTGAAGTTCGTTCAGCGCAAGGACGTCGGGGCGCTGGCAATCCCTTATGCGGACGTCGGGGCAAACGAGGAGGGCTCTCAGGAGTACGACAAGCAAGAGATTGCAGTTACAGATCGGCGTGACCTTCCGACAGGGCTTGTGCTTGACTTTATCAATGCGAGCAACGAGTACCAACCTGGATCGTTTGCTTACACGGTCCGTCCAGCGAACGTGATGGCAGACACAACGGTCAAGGTAAGCACGGATCTTGTCCTTACTCCTGTCCAGGCGCAGACGCTCGCGAGACAGATGTTCTGGACAGCGAATGTCAACCACGACCAAATCCGGATCAAGCTTCCACTCAAATACTCATCCGTGATACCCGGAGACGTGGTCTCTTGGCCCATGTCCGGTCAGGACCCAGATTCCGTCAGATTTAGAGTTAACAAGGTATCTAAAGGACAGAACGGAATACTGGATCTAGAGGGCATTATAGAGGACCAAAACGGGTACTCTCAAAGCTTCCCTGTCGTGTACTCCAGTCCGCTCCCACGAGACCCGCCGGGAGGTGTAGGAACAAACATGCTCTACGTGCTGGACATGCCTTCCTTATTCCAGGGGCACGCAACTCGTTTCGGGATCTACACGTTTGTTGGGATTGGAGTGGATCGTAGACCGGACGAGCAGCCCGAGTTTCCTGGAGATCCAGAAATTGTAGAACCGACAGCGATCTACAAGAGCATAGACGATGGATCTAACTTTGTCTATGTAGACACGCACACACAAGCTGGAGTCTACGGCCTGGCTGTAACCGTGCTCGGAAATGCAAACGATATCGCGTGGGATACGTTCAACACGGTGGATATTGATATCGCGGATCCGACACGAATGTTCCTCACTAATGCAGCGGAGGAGACGGTAGGGAGCGGACTCAGGAACCAAGCCATACTAGGGAACGAGGTTATTGGATTCACAACGGCGACTCTAATATCTCCTGGACGCTACCGTCTGTCTCATCTAATACGTGGACGTCGTGATACAATCTCTGAAGCGGCCACTCATGCAGTTCAGGAGGTTTTCATCTTGCTAGATAACGTCACATCGATTCACTTTGGGGATCTTCAAAACCTTGATTACAACCGTCCAGTGATGTTTCTTGGCATTCCCCGAGGTATGCCTCCGGGAACAGCCGGGCTCTACAACACGGTCACTAGGACTCCAGAGGCCCAGACTCTGCAACCGTTCAAGCCTCGCTCCCGCTGGCTCAAGCGTGGTACAGACCAGACGATCCGATTTTATTTCAAATGGAGGTCTAGGGTTATCTTCCGTCTGTTCTCGGGCATCTCTGCTCCTCGCGCGGACGACACTCATTGTTTTATATTAGAGGTCTATTGGATGGATCCGGCTGCTCAAGACGGTTACGAGTTCATTCGAGCAATCGAGTGTTGCTTTGAGGATGACGATGAATATTGGATTGAGTACACGAGGGACATGCAAGCCTATGACTTTCATCGGCCCGACAGAATCCTAGATGGATCTTATCCGGTCAAGCTTGGATTGGAGATCTACAAGAAATCGACAACGCTCGGCATCGGAAGACGCTCTGTTGGAGTTATGGACGGTCTTGGCCCGCTGCTTGTTTACTTCTAACGCGTGCTACCATCACACGCATGGCAGACAACGATCCATTCTTCTCTTCGACGTACATGACCGAAGCGACCTCGCGTGCAGACTTGATCCATAACGAGTTCGCTGCGAGGGTTGCGGCTACTCTTGGGGTTCTGAAAGGAGTGGACGTCAACACTCCTCCAGGGTCTCCAGCGGACTTCGATGCCTACATAGTAGGGACAAGCCCAACGGGGCCGTGGTCTGCGGCGGCGGGGCAGATTGCGTTCTGGCTCAACGGATGGAAGTTCGTCCCTGTCAAAGAGGGCATGAAGCTTCTTGTCGCAGCGGACGTTAGCGGGCAAGCTGGACGCCACATCGACTACTTTTCGGGAGGGTGGTCCTCTGTCGGAGGTTCGCAGTTTGTGTCGGCTGTGAATCTTTCTGGTGTGTGGACGATCCAATGGGATCTTAAGTACGGAGTCACGCTCCGCACAACACTCACAAACCCGACAACGGTGATTGAGAAGCCAGCAAATGCGAGGTACGGACGTCCCGTCTATGTCGTCGTTCAGCAGGACGCGACCGGAGGACGATTGATTCAGTTTAAGACTGGACAGTGGGTATCGTCGGGAGGTACGTACACACAACCGACCGCTACCGCAAACGCTCGCACGGCGTACACGGCTATCTGGTATGGACCAAGCGATGTTGGCCCGACAATACTTGGAGCGACGCTCAACCTAATCAATGTCTAGGGCAAGTTCAGAGTCTTGTGGAGTTGCACGCTTAGGCGATACCCGTAGCGCTCGCACACGGATATCGCAGTTCCAAGGTTGTTAGCCTTGGCAAGCGCGTCGTTCGTGTCGCAAGGTTGTATCAAGACTTCAGAGTTACGAACCGTCGGCTCTCCGAACTGTTCTGGTCGCGCAACTCGGCATTGATTAGACATCAACGATCGTTGGGAGTTGCGAATCGGCAAACCGTCCTTGATGCAATTCTTACCGCTCTCGCAGATATACTTGATCGCGTGAATGAATGGTCCGATCCCTGGAGCAATAGAGGCAGTCTTCGGGCTGCAAACGATTGTGTTGACTGGGCCGTCCGACCCTCGCTTGGCGAAGATGTCTTCTAGGTCCTTTGTCCATACAGTTCCGGCCGTCTCCACTTGCACGCGCAATCCGGCGTTGTTCAGTGCAAGGACCAGTGGGCGGACGTACTGACGCAAAGGCTCCCCTCCGGTGAGTACGACTAAGGAGATCCCCGGAGTTGCTTTGCGGATAGAAGTGGTCCGATCAAGAATCTGTTCTACAGTCAATTGATCTTTTACAGTGAAGTCTGTATCGCAAAAGTTGCATTGAAGGTTGCATCCTGCCAAGCGAATGAATATCGCAGGCATTCCCGTGAGAGGACCTTCGCCTTGGATCGTTGGGAAGATCGAGTGGACTTCAAACGTCGGATGAGGAGAACGGAGGACAGATGCTTTCTCGTTTGTGCCGAACATGGAGGCAATATACGCTCGATTGATTCACAAGCCGTTACGTACGAAAGATCCATTAAACAAAGAGGCTTTATTTTAGAATACGGACGCCAACCGCGCTACACAAAACAAAACACTTGCGGCCCATGAAGCCTCTCGCGTACAACAAACAAGCCGAACCGAAGGCACTCAAACGAGTTTGAAGCAACGGCAGCGGTGGAGCAGGAGCCGGTCTACGGGAGTCATCACCCGAAGACTGGCTTCTTTATTTTCAGGTGCTGTACGCTCCGCGAGGCATCTAAGACATCACTCCTTGAGTTGTTGATGACCAGCTCTTGGGGAACATAGTTTGCGCGGCCTTGTCAGCCTGGTAGAGTCGTCCGTTTCGCTTGCAACGCCCGCGAGGGAGCAAGCAGAAATGAGCAAGACCCGCTCCGCTGGTAGGTCCGGCAACTATCGCCGTCTATCTTCTTCTAGTGGGTCAAGTCCGAGTGGCTTCTTTGACCCCGGGAAGTCCCACACTCAACAGTGTGCACTCGACGTTGGATGCGTGGTGGACGGTTTTGCTCAGCCGTCGAAATGGTGCGACATCCAACTATGACCGAGGCGACTCAAGTCCTCAGCCATACCCCTTTGTTTGGGGTATTTCCCTCAGCTCTTCAAGAGCTCCGCCTCTGGCTTCTGGCTTCTGGCTTCTGGTCTCAAGCGCCGAAGGAAAAAGCTTGAGACGCTAGTCAGCTTAGAGCTTCCTCTTTTGATTTATAAATAAGAGAAGCTCCTACAGTCATCTAAATAAAAATGGGCGATTGGCTTGTCTCTGCTTCTAGCGGACACAAGCCAAGTCTCGTTATGCCCTCAAGCTTGCTGTCGCCGCGTAGCGCGTCTTTCTTGTGGGCGACAGCTCTTGGCACCGTGGCCCGTCATGTCCCTGCCTTGTGGCTTGTAGCCTCTCGTTCTTTGTATCTAAGAAAAAGCTGGAGATTGCAGTTAGTCCGTTCCAAAGAGTATGGATTAGAGTATAATCTTTTGCATGGGAATGCCGTCTGCAAGATCTCCACAAGCGAAGCCGCTTTCTTGCGAGCAACAGAAGAAAGTTGATCGTCACAACCGCTGGTCTATCCCTGTAGCGGAGGCGAGAGCAAAGCAGCAAGCGGAGCGCGAGCGTAGGAAGAGACGTGCAACGAGTCTTTGGATCTCTTTGGACGGTGTCCGCCATACGTTGTCCGATTGGCTCCTTCTGCTTGGGATGTCTCGTGTCGCGTATAACAAGCTCATCTCTAGTGGTAGGACGCCGGAAGAGGCGCTTCGCCATGGAAGAAAGATGACATGACTACGCTCTACTCCAATCTACCAACCTGCACACGGCGTCTTGAGTTTGATTCTGGACACCGCGTCCCGGGGCATCGAGGCAAGTGCAAAAACCTTCACGGTCATCGGTATGTTGCCGAGATCACATGTCAAGCGATCGAGGAGCTCCTTCCCGAAGGCTTTGTCATCGACTTTAGTGTGATCAAACAAAAAGTCGGAACGTGGATCGATGATAACTTAGATCATACAGTGATCTATCAATCGTCAGATTGGTTCATGCACTCACTTGCATTGCAAGCGAAGGATGAGGGCCATAAGCCATGGTACCCAATGAACGACCCTCCTACCGCGGAGAACATCGCAGTCTTGTTGCACGCGACAGCTTGCTCCTTGCTATTAGAGGATTGCGTGCGTGTGACCAGTGTGCGCGTCTGGGAGACGCCGAACTGTTTTGCGCACTATCAGCCCGACGTATAACGCGACGTGCCAAAGCAGCCGAGGAAGAAGGTTTTGGATCCAGGAGATCTTGTAACAGGTAAGAAGGTCTCGAAAGTTCAAACCCCTGTAGTTCAAGATCCAATAGATGAGAGGGTGCTTGTGATCCTTTCTATGATTGATGAGTTGGACAACGTCGGTCTTTTCGAGGTGCTTCGCCACACGGAACGAGCACTTCAGCCCAAAGCAAAGGCCGCGCTTGCAAGCGAGCCTCTCTGGTATACACACGTCGAATCAACATTATCCAAGACAGGCATCGCCTGTCTGCCATTCGCGGCACTAAGTGGGACGTCTGTTTTATCCACTTCTTGGAAAAAGGGATGCCTTGCGTGCCAAGCCTATGTGGATCAGTTAGGCGCGACGTCTCCGGCTGAGGTGTCCCATGGCCGATCTTTATTGCTCCGTTGCATCTTGTCTTGGATGCAGAAGTGCAACATCCCTATAACGTTCAAGACGTTCACGCAACAAATGAATAACGTATCAACTGCAATGGAGTTCTGTTTCCCCGGATACCGTTCCAGCGGGTTACTCTTGGTGCTCTTGAAGCGAAGGAGAGAAGAGCGTGGATCTAAATAGGGGAATACAAGAGCACTTACTCTCCTTGCTTTGTCACGACCAGGTTCATTGCCGGATTGTGTCCGGGCTCGTTCCAGATCATTATTACAGCAAGTTCTATCGAGAGGTGTTTATTTGCGCTCGAGACTTCTTGGCTTCGTATGGGAAGCCAATAGGCGAGCACCTGTTTGATGAGATCAACAGGCTCCGAGATCTACATCCAAAAGACGAAGACATCTACCACCGGATCTACGTTAGTGTTTATCAACTAAAAGATACAACAAACGCAGAGTACACCCTTCGGAGCGCTGGTGACTTTGTTGCGTATCAAACGACAAAAGCGGCACTCGGCAAGTCGCTAACGGAGTTGGAGGCAGGAACCGCGGAGTCCGTCGCGAAGGTTCACTCCATATGGGGAACGGCAATGAAGTCCAGCGCCCAGACCATGGAGACGGGAACGTTCTTGTCGGACAAGAAGTCCTTTCTCAGTTTCTTGGATCAATCCGATCAGCACGTACTTCCGACAGGCATCGCGGAGCTGGACGTCCGGGGCATCGGCCCAACAAAGCAAGCGCTCCATCTCACTCTTGCTCTTTACGGACGCGGAAAATCTTGGTGGCTCATGCAATGCTTGAAGCACGGCATCTTGAGTCGCCGTCGAGTTCTTTATATCACGCTGGAGATGCCACTCGAGCAGTGCTGCGCACGGTTTGCGAGCTCTTACTTTGGATTCGGGAAAGTGGACAAGGTCCATGAGTACTTCACGATCGCAAAGGACGGAGAGGGCAGAGTTGTTGATCTAGAAGCGATGTCCTTGAAAGCTCCCGGTTACATGAGCGCAGAGGGGGCGCATAAGTTGTCGGAGCTTGCAGACGTGTTCGGACGCAGACCTCCGGCCGTCATCAAAGCGTTCCCTAACGGGAAGCTGACTATGGATCATCTAAACTCTTACTTGGATATGTTGTCCGCGTTGCACGGTTTTGTTCCAGACATGATCCTTTTGGACTACCTCGCACTCTGCAAGATACGAAGTCCAGAAAACAAGCGTGTGGAGCTTGGACAGTTGGCTCTAGATTACAGAGCCATTGCACAAGAGAGAAACCTTGCGGCGGTTACTGTCGGCCAGCTAAACCGCGGCGCTGGTGAGAACGAGTACGCTACAGGAGACCAGATCGGAGAGTGCTTCGATCTCGCAGCTCATAGCGATTTTATGCAGACGCTGAATCAAACTCAAGCAGAGAAGAGCCTTGGACTTCTACGTCTATGGATCGACAAGGCCCGCGAGAAGGCAGACAAGTTTGCACTTCTGTTGTCAACAGACTTTGCTCGCGGTCAGTTCTGCACAAGCTCTGCATTGATGAGTTCTGCGTATAACGACTTAGTGAAGGGCCTAACCGATGCCTAGTCCGGGATTTGGATTTCATAGGAAGCCAATGCAGGGGTTCACGACGGAGCACGTTGTGCAGCTCTATCGAGACATGAATCTAAGAAATGCCCACGACTGGAAGCGTGCGGACGTCCAAGAGGTGGATACGTGGATGAAGGCAAACGTCCCTCCTGGAGTTTCTTTCGTCCACCCAATGAGAGATCACCAGAAGCGAGCTTATTGCTTAGGGCTGATCAATCCTAAGTTTTATTTTCAGCTCGACATGGGCCTCGGAAAGTCCAAAGTCGTTTTGGATATATTTCTAACGAAGCTCGCAGTCGGTCACGCGACGCGTGCGTTGGTACTTGCCCCCGCCTCTCTCAACTTGGAGCAATGGAGGCAGCAAGTGAGCGAGCACGCGCCGAGCTTGTCCTGGCTGCTCTGCACTAAAGGGACGGACAAGTTTGCGTCCGCCGTGGAGTCGGGGACGGAAGAGGTCTGCGTGATGACGTATGCGGCCGCTGTCACACTATTCAAAAAGAATCCAAAGTTCTTTGATCTTTTTGATTATCTTGTGCTTGATGAGTCCTCGACGTTCCGGTCTCACGACGGGGTTACGTTCAAAGCACTTAAGCCTATATCAAAGAAGATGAAGAGCGTTTACCTCCTAAGCGGTACGCCTTTCAGTAAGACCGTCATGGGCCTTTGGAGTCAGTTCTTCTTGTTAGATGAGGGATGGCTT